AGATGAAATCAATAATCTTGTGGCTGCATATCCACAAATTGCCACAGCAATCAAAGAAATTGCTGTGTTTGGCAGTGTTACCACTGAAGCAGGTGCTATGCAGATGATGGCTAATCAAGGTTTGACTAATACACTCGAACCTCTAGTGAGATCATTAGGACTTGCAGGCGATAACATGCAGTATGTAGGTAATGCTACATTACAAGCACAGCGTCTAGTAGATCAAAATCGCGCAGCAATTGCGGCTGATGTCGATATGCAATCACAGGTTGCTCAACTTGCTTTGGCTGGTGGACAAGGTAGATTTATTGGTGCTACCACTGAAAGTATCGAAAAAGGCTTTGAATATAATATGAAAGTGCTTGGAGATGTAGTTGAAAATGTATTAGGTGAACTCAATGATGATCTCACAAACTTTGGTACAGTAGCAGGCAATACAACTAAAACACTTAATAACATGGATTTGGCATTTAGATCACTTAGTTCAGATTTTGCAAGCACATTAATTGGATTGTATAACACAGATATTGCACCAGCATTATTACAAACTTTAGCAAACACAACAATTGGTGTAGCAAGAGGCACTCTTGATACTGCTCAAGGCGCGGCTAGAATTGCTGGTTTCGAGCCTACACCGGGTTCTGCAGCACTAGGACTCACAGGTAACCAAAATGCGCCAGTAAATGCAGATGCTGCGTTTGCAGGCTTAGACAGAATACAAGCCGGTGGGGTATTAGATTATTTCACAGGCGGTGGTGCTACTAGTTTAAAAAATGATATTGCAGAGGCCATAGCAGGAATAAATTTCGGACCGATGGTAGAGTCGCAATATGAAAACACAGCTGCAATCAAAGAAGCAAGTGCCGCCAACGTGGCAGCACTCAATAAAGTGAACACTTCGGTGCAGAATAACTAAAAACTATTAGGTAAATACACAATAAGGTGTTATAATAAATCATGAGCTGGAAAAAACATTTCTCACTAGTAAAATCGGACAGTCCTCTTACAAACGTAGGCGGCAAAAGCAGCAGTGACGGTACAAAATACAGTCACTATTCGAGTCACTTGCCTGAAGTATATAGTGGACATCCTAATCGTACAGAACGTTATGGACAATATGAAACCATGGATATTGACAGTGAGATCAATGCAGCACTGGATATCCTTGCTGAGTTTTGTACACAAACTAACGTAGAAAACGGCACAGGCTTTGATATTCACTTTCATGAAACACCAACTGAAAGTGAAATTGATATTATTAAAAAGCAGTTGACTAACTGGAACAACCTTAACGATTTAAATATGCGTTTGTTTAAAATGTTCCGCAACGTATTAAAGTACGGAGATCAAGTATTCATTAGAGACCCAGAAACATTCGAGTTGTATTGGACAGAAATGAACAAAGTTACTAAAATTATTGTTAACGAAAGTGACGGCAAAAAGCCGGAACAGTATGTTATCAAAGATATTAATCCTAACTTTGAAAACTTGACAGCCACAGCAAATACATACAGTGACCATGGAAATCAAGGCGACTTATATAAAAACAGAGGTTATATACAACCTAGTAGTTTGTATGATGGTTCAGGCGGTGCTACTGCACAGGGACGTTTTGATCGTGCGCTAAATGAAAAAGCGATTGAAGCACAACACATTGTTCATGCTAGTTTGACAGAAGGACTTGATCCTAATTGGCCCTTTGGTAACAGCATCTTAGAACAAGTGTTTAAGGTATACAAGCAAAAAGAACTGCTAGAAGATGCTATTATCATTTATCGTATCCAACGTGCTCCGGAACGCAGAGTATTCTACATCGATGTAGGTAACATGCCTAGTCATATGGCTATGAGTTTTGTTGAGCGTGTAAAAAATGAAATACACCAAAGACGTATACCTAGTAAAACAGGCGGCGGTGTAAACATAATGGATACAACCTATAATCCACTTAGTACAAATGAAGATTACTTCTTCCCACAAACAGCAGAAGGCAGAGGCAGTAAAGTTGACACACTGCCAGGCGGTACTAATCTAGGCGAAATAGATGATCTAAAATTCTTTACTAACAAACTATTCCGTGGATTGCGTATACCTAGTAGTTACTTGCCAACTGGATTTGAGGATAGCCCAGCGGCATATAATGATGGTCGTGTTGGTACAGCAATGATCCAAGAAAAGCGTTTTAATGAATATTGCATGAGACTTCAGCGTCTTGTTTGTCAAACTTTTGACAGAGAGTTTAAAATGTTTTTGAAGTGGCGAGGTGTTGAAATTGATAACAGTACATTTAGCCTGCGTTTTAACGAACCACAAAACTTTGCTAGTTACCGCGAAACTGAAATGGATGCTGCTAGAATCAATACATTCCAAGCACTGGAAGGATATCCATATATGAGCAAGCGTTTCCTTATGCAGCGTTACTTAGGCATGACAGAAGAAGAAATGTCTGAAAACAACAAACTATGGCGTGAAGAAAATGCAGATATTAGTGTTGAAAGTGAACTACCTAGCATGCGCAGTGTTGGTGTTACTACAGGCGGCATACAAGCAGACATAGATGCATTTGAACCTGCCGCAGAACCTGCTGTGGCTGAAGATCCAGCCGCAGGTGGCGGTGAAGAAGGCGGCGCTGGTGAAGCAGGTGCAACTGGTGACGCAAGTCCAGTAGGATCCGCACCTCCAGCAGGAACGGAAGCCTAATAAATACGCTGTAGGAGATACTATGGCGTTCCGTAAACTATTTTTCAAAAGAGTACAAGGCATTCGCGACAATTACTTGTTGCAAGAAGGTGATATTGCGCTCGACGAAGATGATTTTCAGTTATATCGTGGAGATGGAAGCACTATAGGCGGTGTTGTAATCGCAGGCGCTACTAGTGCGGTTCAGGTGTCTACTGGTAATGGCACAGATATAAGCATTACAGGCGGCGAAAGCACAGCAACAGGCAGTACAGGCGGTAATACAGTTATTACTGGTGGTATAGGTGTTGCCACAGGCGGTAATGTTAACATTAATGGTGGCAACGGAAGCACTGATGGTAACATTAACATTGGTACTGAAAATACTACACTTATTACAATAGGCACCAGCGGAAACAACATTGACTTTCCTGCTACTACTACAATCGACTTTACAGGTGCAACTGTAACTGGACTTGGTGTAAGTGGAATTGCTAATGATATTGTAAATGATACAACACCTCAACTAGGTGGCAACTTAGATCTCAACAATTTTGATATTACGGGTACTGGTGATATAAACATTACTGGTACAGTAACGGCTAGTGGTGGTGTCACATTAGCAGGCACTACAGATGTTGACACTATTACAACTGACGGACTGACCATTACTGATAATAACGTATCAGCAAACAGAACAAATGATGATCTTATACTAAGTGCAAGTGGCACTGGTGATATTGTTATTAACGGTGATATGAAGTTTCATGATGATGACAAGTTAAAAATGGGTGACAATGATGACTTACAGATTTATCACCACAATAATGGAACTGGTATCATTCAGAATGCTGGTGCAGGTCAACTACAACTTCGTGCTAATACAATCAGACTTCTTAATTCGGCTACTGATGAAGACTTTGCTTTCTTTCGTGATGATGGAGCAGTTGAACTTTATTACAACAATGCCAAAACCTTTGAAACCACAGCAACTGGTGTAAAAGTTACTGGTAATCTAACGCTAGGCTCAACTACTGCAGTGTCTAGTGTTTTTGATGAAGATAACTTGGCTAGTGATAGTGCAACTGCTCTTGCCACACAACAAAGCATTAAAGCATATGTTGACGGGAGATTTACGCAAACTACTACAACAGTAAACACACTTGCAACAGATGGACTGACCCTTTCTGATAATAACGTATCAGCAAATAGATCAAATGATGATCTTATACTTTCATCTAGTGGCACAGGCAGTATCAATATAAACGGTACAGTAACAGGAACAGGTGTGCTAGATGAAGATGATATGGCTAGTAATAGCGCAAATCATCTTGCTACACAGCAAAGTATCAAAGCATATGTAGATTCACAAAGTGGTGGCGGAGGCAGTAGTCTACAAAGCAGAGCTACAAAAGCAGGCACAACTGGTAGTTTAGCAGATGCCGCACAAGCAGACTTAGACATCACAGGATTCAAAGCATACGCACTACTAACTATCTCAACAGACAGAGCGGCTCGTGTAAGATTGTATGTTAGTGCCGCAACAAGAACAGCAGATGCTTCAAGAGCAGAAGGTACCGATCCAACATCAGATGCAGGACTTATTGCAGAAGTTATCACAACAGGTGCACAAACAGTTATTATAAGCCCAGGTGCTTATGGATTCAACTTAGAAAGTAGTCCAACAACAACTATTCCTTGTAGAGTTACAAATAAAAGCGGTAGCACCTCCACAGTGCAGATAACTCTAAACGTACTTCAACTGGAGGCATAACATGGAATTATTCCAAGTTACACTAAAACGTGGTGTAGACATTGACGCTTTCTACGAGGATATGGAAACACCAGGCGGTGCTATAACTATTCCAGATAGAAAAGTAGAGTGCGGCGATAGACGCCCAACTTCAAGAACCACAGGCTATATGCTTACCTTAGAAGAAGCAAAAGAAGTAAGTTATGACGATAGAGTAGAAGTGGTTGTTCCACAGAGTGTATTGGACAGACAAACAGTAGTCAAAGATGCTACATACACAGGTAGATTTACCAAAGCCACGAGTCCAACTGGCTCGGTGTATACAAACGCTGATGGTGCTACTAGAGTGACATTCACCAGTAATGATCACCACGCTTGGGGAATACTGAGACACATCGAAACTGACAACAGATCGGGTTGGGGTGCTGATGCCGGAAGTTCGGCCGATAGGCGTGTTGATACCAGTGTAACATATTCAGCAAGTGGCAAGAATGTAGATATCGTCATTGTAGAAAACGACACATTAAGCGATCACGCAGAATATTCAAGCAGATTAATAGACTACAATTGGGGACAACACTACAACACAATCGCAGGTGGTACAAACTACACCTACAGTCACGCAGATGCTCGTGATAACTTTAGTGCAGAAGATACCCATCCGACGGCAGTGGCTGCCTATGCGGCAGGTGAAAGATTTGGACTTGCCAAAGATGCCAATGTGTATATGTTAGACCTAACCTACGAGCAAAGCAAATCAGGTGGCAACAGCACCAGCAGAGCTTTCGCCTACATTAGAGAATTTCACGCAAACAAATCCATCAACCCAGCAACAGGTAGAAAAAATCCTACCATTGTGAATGTGAGTTTGGGCACGGTCAATACTTATTCAGGTGCCAGTGTAGCACACTTCCAAGGCGTAACATTAGACAAAGGCAACGGCAGTACCTTCCTTACTGATGCTGAACTGTTGGCTCGTGGGGTGTACAAGAACGCTGGTAAATCGTGGACTAATTTTACCAGCAACACCAACTTTTCATTAAACAGTCCAACGCCTGATAGTGATCTAGTAGATGCCATAGCAGAAGGCGTTATTGTGGTCACTTCGGCTGGCAACAACAACAGATACACTGATGTGTCAGGTGGCGACAACTATGACAACTATATGGTTGCTGGCGCTGCATATGCGAACAGGAACTATTTCTTTAGTGGCTACTATCCATTCAGAGATTATTATATGCGTGGCAGCAACTTCTCATTCAACGGAGCAATAAACGTAGGTGCATTGAGTGATCGCATAGACCAAGGTAAAGCAGACTTCAGTGAATGGGGACCGGGCATAGATGTATATGCCGCAGGTGAGCGTGTAATGGGTGCAATGGAGAAAAGTGAAATTGCCTACGGTAATCCCTATTACGGACAGGAAAGCAATACACCAAAACATGATACAATGGGATCGCAAAACGGCACAAGTTATGCCTCACCTTTTGTAGCAGGTTTGCTGGCTTGTTTAGCAGAAGTATATCCTACACTTACACAAGCACAAGCAAGAACATATTTACAAAACAATGCTGTCACAGGATTGATGGCGGACACAGGGGACACTAGCACAGCCTGGTCGCCAACAGAAGTAAGTGGATCTACAGCCGCTTGGTTTGATGCTTCAGATACCAGTAGTTATACACTGAGTGGATCAAATGTGACTGCAGTCACAGACAAAAAAGGCAATGCCACAGTCACAGTAAACGGCACACCTAATGTATCTAACACACTTGATAGTAAGAATGTTTTTACATTTGTTCCAGATGAAGATTTTACAACTGACGAATTTGCTCAAGTTGACAGTTTAGGTAATCACTGGGCCATTGGACTGTTCCAGTGGAATTCCATCAACAATATTCGAGATTCGTTTTGGAGTGTAGAAAACAATACTGTATCGGCAAGTAGTAAAAGAGACTATAGTGTAAGTGCTAGTAACTCAAGTGCATTTGACGGTGAGTTGGATTTAGATGGATTGAGTTCAAGCAGGATATCGTCAACCATAGGAAACGCAGAGACTTTTGATTCAGGCATAGCACAAAACACTTGGGTTATCATATGTGCTATATTCAACAAAACAGGCAATCAGATTGCTGTAAGGGTAAATGGTTCCAACGCATTCACTCCTGTTAGCGACTACGACAATAGTTTAAGCACCAACTTAGATTTGCGATTCTTTAGAAACAGAGCCAACGTGAGAATGGGCGGTCAAATGGCAGAGTTTGTAAGTTTTGCTGCGATGCCAGGACTTGGCGGCACAGACGTGAGTGATGTAGAACGTATGGAAGGATACCTTGCTCACAAGTGGGCACAAGAAGGAAGTTTGCCTTCAGATCATCCATACAAAAGCAGTGCGCCAGCAACAGATGTTTTAACCACTGATACTTCTACAAGAGTTACACTTGACGGTAGCAACATTGATAGAATTACACTATGGAAGAACCACAGGCAAACATCAGGTAATATGGTGTTCAACACATACAACAAAGACGTCAATAGTCGTCCTACAAGTGGATTAATGTATCCTAGAGTTAGAACACGTAGGCGTGGATAGGATAAATAATTGCATGTTATTATTTGAATTAGAAGCACCGGCATTTACACAAGTATCAGCAAAAGTTGATATGTTTAGTAAAAATCCTGATAATCCTACACGAGAAGTAGGCAATGCATCGCCTGTTGAAGCACATGCTGAGGATAAAGACGAACCAGAATATCAAGATAGCAGTGCTGCTATGAAAACTGATACCCGTAAGACACGTCTTACACTAGAGCAATTGAGTAAATTGCGTAAACTTAGTGATCTAAAAGCGGCAGAATATCAAGAGTCTATCAAAGAGATTAGACGCCAGTTTGCCCCTGCACCAGCAGCATAATTCCCAAAAAATCCTATAGTCTACTTTTTGGCTCAAAAAGTACGCATTTTATCCTTTAAAACTTGTTATTACTAAATAAAACTACAAATGCCTTATGAATATAGGAGTTATACAAATGACAAACAAATTTGAGCAATTGATTGAACTGTTTATCGCAGAAGATGAGCAGGGCGCAAAAGATTTGTTCCATGAGATCGTGGTTGATAAATCACGTGACATCTATGAGGGTCTCACAGATGAGGATCAAGTTGAAGAAACTGCAGAAGTAGAAGAAAGTGAAGAAGAAATTGAAGAGTCAGATTTTGACGAAGCAGAACTAGGTGGCGATGCTGCTGATGATATGATTGACGACATCGAAGCAGATGAAGAAGGTCTATCAATGGAAGCAGACGATGCGGACGAAGATATGGAAGACCGTGTTGTAGACCTAGAAGATGCACTAGACGAATTGAAAGCAGAATTTGAAGCACTAATGGGTGCAGATGATGCTGCTGACGACGACGCAATGGACATGGATATGGACATGGGCGACGAAGAAGGTGAAGAAGACGAAGGTGAAGAAGACGAAATGGATATGGAATCAGTAGAAGAAGAGACTGAGGAAATGGTTCGTGAATACACCGAAAAGGCTCCTGCACCAGTAACTAGCGAAGAAGGTGATGGATCAACAGGTCCAGTGGCTGGCAAAAATGACATGGGCGGCAAAGCAGTCGATCCAACCGGCGAAGAAAAAGGCGGTGCTACACCAAAATCAACAGTACAAACAGATGCGTCAGACACACGTGGCGCAACAATGAGTAAAGCATAATTTCTATGTTGTACTTGAGAGAAAACCTAACGTTTAAGGATGCAAACGTTGTTTATGAAGCAACGGAAAATTCTAACGGCGGCAAGGATCTCTACATGAAAGGCATTTGTATCCAGGGCGGGGTAGAAAACGCAAACAAGCGTGTTTACCCTGTCTCTGAAATTACTAATGCAGTCAGTACCATCAACGAGCAACTAAAAAGCGGACAAAGCGTTTTAGGTGAAGTTGACCATCCAGATGATCTCAAAATTAACCTTGATCGAGTATCACATATGATTGAAAGTATGTGGATGGATGGACCTAATGGGTATGGTAAACTAAAGATTCTTGAAACACCAATGGGTCAACTTGTGAAAACAATGATTCAAGGTGGAGTAAATTTAGGAGTTAGTAGCAGAGGCAGTGGAAACGTTAACGAATCTTCTGGTCAAGTTGCTGATTTTGAAATTGTCACAGTTGACGTTGTGGCACAACCCAGTGCACCAAATGCATATCCAGTAGCGATTTACGAAGGACTACTTAATATGCGTGAGGGGCATAAAGTGCTTGACATGGCTCGCGAAGCAAGCGGCGATGCTAAAGTACAAAAATACCTGAAAGAGGAAATGATTCGTCTTATCAGGGAC